TTAATGACCCTCGTATGCATATTGCCGATTTAACTTGTCACAAAGACCTAAAGAAAGTGTTTGACACAGAGAGCCCCGACGTAGTTTTACATTTAGCTGGGTATAAAAGCGTTTCCGAGTCAAAGACTGACCCAGTAAAGTATTACCACAACAACCTAGTATCTAGTCTTAATTTAATTAATATATGCGAAGACTTAGGGGTCCCTATGGTATTTGCGTCAACCGCCGCTATCTATTACGGGGATAACCCGTACTCAAAATCTAAGCTGATAGTCGAGGAGGTTTTGGCGGACTCTAAGGTTAACCATATAATTTTACGGTACTTCAATGTCGGGGGTTTGCTTGAAGAGGCCACTCCTCGACAATCAGGAAACGTTTTTGATGTTATACGCTCAACGGTCTCTTCTGGGGCCATTTTTACAGCGCATAAAAATAGTTTAAAGCGTGATTACACTCATATTTTTGATTTAGCTGTTGTAAACGCAAAAGCATTAGAGATGGCATGCACGGGGGTGACGGCAAAGACCTATGATGTTCTATCGGGGGTCTCTTATAGCTTAGACGACCTACTTAGGGTGTATGCCCAAGAGGGCTGTCAAATACCATTTAAGTATATAGACTCCCAACAAGAGGCTGAAGTAAGCTTGAAGGTAACCCCTTTCCCTTACCTACATTCTTTAGGTATTGAGGACATCATTAAATCCGAGATTAAACATGGGCTGACAAGGCCCTATTTCTCTTAGACAATGGTACTTGCACCCCGATCAGGTGCTTTAACCACTCTAGAGAATAGGTAAACAATGTCAAGTTATAACGAACCGCTACCAGTGGGGTCAGACCAGGGCACAGGCGCTTACGCTATTGCTATTGGTAACACCGCAGCTGGAACTAACAATGTCGGTAACTCTACTGACTCAGCAGGAAACGTACGAGTAGATTTCGTATGGGGTAACCACCCTATGCAACCAAACGATGATCGCACAGACGGCACAGCCGTTGCGACCGTAGCAGCAAACGCATCTCAGAATTACAACTGGAACGGGTACTCAGAGTACCCAAGCGCACGTCTAACAGCTGCGACTACTAACAACCACACAGTAGCAGAGGCCGAATGGAACAACTATCCTTCATTTACACCAGGCGCAGGTAACTACAAGGTTACAGCAGCTACAGGTAATGGCACAACTGTTACATACACCTCACAGAACAAGCTCGCAGCAGGAGATGTTGTAAACATCACTGGCCTTACAGCCTCAGCTTACAACCTATCTTCAGCAACAGTTGCTACAGCAGACGCACTAAAGTTCACAGTAACTAACTCAGCTAACGCTGGTGAGATCACTGGACAGTGGTATGGCAAGGTAGAGTCAACTACTGCTCTAACAGCAGCTGATGGCGCTGGAATTGGCTACATCGTAGTACCTTCAGTAATTGGTGAGACAACAGCCTTAGCTCTTGATGAGCTTAAGGATGCTGGTTACGAAGCAGCTAACATTACAACTGCAACAGCAGCTACAAATGCAGCTATTTCAGTAACTGCAGCAGCTCGCACAGCTGGTTCAACAACTGCAACTCTTACTGGAACTGGCGCAGGAGCAGCCTTCCCAGTGGGTACAAAGATTACAGTTGCATCACTAACCGGTGATGGAGCGGCTCTTAACGGAACTTACACAGTTACAGCAGTTGCTACTAACACAGTTTCATTTGTTTCATCTGCTTCAACAGTACTTGCGCTCACAGGCTTGTCTGCTGGAACAATCGTTGGTGTTGCTGGGACAATCAAGTCTCAGTCAGTTGCAGCTGGTACAGGCTCAGTTGCCTCAACAGCTACAATTTCAATTACACCGTACGCAACAGCTTCATAATCTCAACACAAACAATAAGCCCCCTGCTATATGCAGGGGGCTTATTGCTTTAAGCACCTATTTTTAGTCTTCTTCGTTTTCGGGACATTCGCAAGCGTTCACTGTCTGTTGTGCCGCCCCAGATACCGACTTCATTATTATCTAGAGCCCACTCCAAACACTCGTGGACGAACTTGCAGGAACTGCATATTGGCTTGACTACTGCTTTTAACCTTAAAGTCTCGCCCGGCTCTTCCGGGAAGAAAAGGTCTGTGTCCATCTGTCTGCACGGTTGTGTGCCATCGAAATAAGGTGCCCGAATGTCTTCCATATATTAATTTAATGCGTACCGGTAAAGGAACGCTTCATACCTTTCTCCATTGTTTTGGCCTGGGTAGATTTTCCATGCCGACCAGTTCTTTCCACCAGCGGTCATGAAGTACGCAATCTTTGCGTTCGTAACGGGATCAAATAGATCCGCATTTGTTTTTAGATCGAACTTCTCCCTGCGAGCAGGCCCCAAATCACCAATCATGTTGATCTGGTAGATACCGTAGGAGTTGTCCCCAGTGTTCGCGTTTTTATTGTGCGCTAAAGGACGTCCGTTCGACTCCTTCATAGCGACTGCCCAAGCAGTCCTGAGGGCCTTTCCCTCAAACCCAACTGCTTGTAGGAGTTCCTTTAGCTCAGACTCATTAAGAGCCTTTGCATCCTTGAACTCCTTTAGCGGATCTACAACCTTGACAACTGCTGGCACTTTAGGTGCTTCAACAACGTCTGACGCAGTAGCGTGTGGAAAGGTTCCACCTACTAAAGTAAAGACCGTTACAACCGCCATCTTTGCTATGTTTTCTCTGATATTAAGCATTTCTGCTCCTCTCAGTCGGACTACTAGCCAACCAAAGAGTTACAGCCCTTGTCAAGTTAAAGCACCTATAAATAATATTTTTTATTTTTCCGCATTTTATACGTACAAAAGTTGTATTTCCTTATTTAATATGTTATACAACAAGTAAAGTGCTAATTATTTGGAAAACCATTCTGTGCTAGTCTTTTCCTTGACATTTCTACAGAATGGGTATACGCGTGTCGTTGCTTGATAAAGTCACTTTGGCAGTAATTCTAAGCGGGCAACTAGGTATAGTGCTAACATACATACTGCGTTTAGAAAAGAAGCTTGTCAGAATCGAATACCAACTGTATGAGAATGGCGGTTCATCTATGAAAGACCAGATGAATGACACACGCGCAGACTTAACAGAACTTAAGACCGACTTTTTGGTTCTTAAGGCTAAACTAGGTGAATAACCACTAAGGAGAAAAATGAATAAAGCACTGATTGAATCGTATGTCCGTAACCTAGCAGGTCAGGTTATTGGTGCAGTAATGATCGTTATGCAGACAAGCGGAGCGGCAACACCTTTGGACTTTGGTTCAGGTGAGTGGCTACTAGTAGCTAACGCTCTATGGGCATCTTTAGTTCCAGTAGCTCTTCGCTACATCAACAAGATGGATCCAGCTTTTGGCCGTGTCGCAGCTACACTTGCTGCTGAAGCTGGCAAGAAGTTGGCTCAGGAGTCAGCTAAGGCTAAAAAGAAGAAGTAAAAGTTCCAGCACTGGGGGCGGGTTAACTACCCGCCCTTTTTGCTTTATGGGTTAGAATGAATGCTGGACTAGGAGAACAAATGATTAAATGCGTAAACTGCCCAGAGGCTGCGGTGTATACCGTTGCAGACCCTGGAGTAAACCCTCTTGACTACTGCGGCTCTTGCCTTCCACACTGGCTACGAGAACGCGCTAACACTAACCACTTCCCTCTTGTAACCCCCGTTTCTGAAAAGTCATCTAAGAAAAAAACAGATGCAGAAGCGCCTGTAGATGAGAGTAACTAGAAAAGCTGCTGTACAGGTTCACGCTGTACCGGACCATGTTATGGATCCGATAGGGCCGTTCCCTAGAGACCTTTTTAGAGAGCCAGAGATTGTGGACAACTACATTCCACAGTACGGCGAAGATGGTGGGGACTTCCCGATGGGAGCCACCTCTCAAAACAATTACAAACCTATTCGCGTATTGCGATGCGGCGTGTGTTTAGCAAGAGTCCCAGAAAACGAAACAGAATCGCATGTGTGTGAGGACGTAGATGCCTAAGAACGTACGCGGACAAGACTTTAGACAACAACAAAAGCAGCGCGAAGAGCAATCTAATCGTGTTCTCAACTTATCTATGCGCATGCAAGAGGCTCTTGATGTAGCAACCGTCTGGGATAAGATGACCCCAGTAGAACCGCCTGCTACATACAAACGTAGTAACGCGCCCACCACAAACCAATCGCGCCCAAGAGCTCGTAAGATCGCGTATAGCCCAGAAGAATCGCGCCTAGTCGTTGTGTTTCGTGATGGGACTTGGTGGGAGTACCGCGATATACCACAGGTTTTTTGGAACGGCCTAAAGTCCAGTGATTCAACTGGGAAGTACTTAAAGGGGTCAGGACTAGACGGTCACGACGACATGGGGCCATGTGATCCCTCTTCACTTCCAGAAGAAATTAGGGTATTCTTAAACTCCTAATGAGAACACTCGGACCACTATACGTTGGAACACTTCAGTACTATCACCGCAATCTTTTGCCGATAGTAGAGGTCGGCCATACCCAGGAAACAGAGATCCCGTTTCGTTTTGGAAAATGTTTAGTGTTTCGGGTTCCTTTTACAAAGCCTGGCTATTACATCGGTTTGTTTTTCAAAACCGTTAAAGACCCTCACCTTTTGACTGACGAGGATGTAGATTTAATCATGATGAAGGCTATGAAAGGTCGCACAGCATGGACTCCAAACGATGGGCTATACAATGAAACTTTTTAAAAAGGCTCCCTGGGTTAAACCTTTTCCGGAAAAAATAGCAAAACGCGTTTCTAGAATCCCTACAGGAGAGTTAGAGATGTGGGCAGACCAAGCTTTGTTTGAACTAGGGCGTTGTTTGTCGACTTACTCCAAGAACAGAGACGAAGCAGTTCTACGTGAAGCTTTAGCTGGTGCCGAAGCGCTTCATGCTGTTGTAGATGCTTTGAACGTTCGCATGACCCGCGTCAACTTGTGATAGGATTACGCCACCTCTTACTTCCTCTCCCCGTGTAGTAGGTAACATCTAGCCTGGGTATAACAGCCCAGGCTATCTGTTTTCTACTAGACTACTGTCAATATGGAAAACAACTTGTTTGATGATCTTGACGAAGACGAATTCCTACCCGAAGGGGATGAGGAGTTAGCCCCGCCTGAAGATGACGAAGACGACTTAGACGAGCTATCTAAAGAGTTTGTAAAAATGCTCGTTGACAGGTGCATTCAGTTTATGACCGCATTAGTGGGCCATGAGCTTCACCCTTATCAAATGCCGCTTGCCCGCCGGATTATTGAATCCGTGATTATTAATGATGGTGAAGAGGTAACAGCTCTTGCTGCACGTCAGTCAGGTAAATCAGAAACTATCGCTAATACAGTAGCCGCACTCATGGTACTACTCCCACGCCTAGCTAAGATGTACCCAGACTTACTTGGTAAGTTCTCTGAAGGTATTTGGATTGGCATGTTCGCCCCAGTTGAAGGCCAGGTAGAAACACTCTTTGGTCGTACAGTAAACCGCCTTACTTCTGAGCGTGCACTAGAGATCTTGGGAGACCCTGAGATTGATGACTCCCTTGGCAAAGTCCCTGGAGTAACACGCCAGATCAAGCTGAAAAACTCAGGCAGTAGCCTCATGATGATGACTGCTAACCCTCGCGCAAAGATTGAGTCTAAGTCTTTCCACCTCATTGTGATTGACGAGTGTCAAGAAGCAGATGACTTCGTAGTGTCTAAGTCAATCTCTCCTATGCTTGCTTACTACTCAGGAACAATGGTTAAGACTGGCACCCCTACCACACACAAAAACAACTTTTATCGTTCTATCCAACTAAACAAGCGA